GGTGATCGCGCGGGACCGATCATCTTGCGCGAGCGAACTTGCTATTGTAGTACAAACCCTATGTCACTATCCACAGACTACCTACTCCTCAACATTGGTCACTCAACTTTGAAGTGGCACTTGAGCCGCATCAAAAGCGGATCGTTCACTATCGACCAAGTGGCGATGTTCTATGCTCCCGATCCCAAGAAATCGGTTTACAAAACTGTCACGCGAGGTCTTGAAGAACTGGTCAAGATGAAGCCTGAGAACTTGCCGATCCAATTGCGATGAACCAAACCGACTACGTTAAGCACAGCGGTTTAACCAAAGGAAGAGTCTCGCAACTCACCGCAGCAGGGATGCCGCTGACCTCCCCCGAGGAAGCAGACGCTTGGAGAGGGTCGCGCAAAGGGATTGGCGGCAGACCGTCGACGCTCCAGCGAATGACTGCGATCCAGCAGCAACCATCACCAGAACTCGCAGGGGGACCGTACAGACCTCCAGAAGCATCTGCCGCTATCAACGCTGCACTTGCGACAGAAGACTCCCCGCAGGGAGCGTATGAGCGACAGAAGAAAATCGAGCGAGCCGCTTATGATCTAGCAGTCGAAGCGTTGCAGTCTCGGTCCCTCGATGCTGGCAGAATGGTTTCGGTCCACGCTACCGCAGCAAAAAACCTAATCTCCTCCCGCGATGACGTACTGGCTCAATCCGAGAAGGAGAGAACGCTGGTATCCGGCGCGTGGGTTAAGAAGGCAATGCAGGAACACGATGGAGCAGTGTCCCAACTTCTGAAGTCTATGCCAAAACAGTTATCCGGTCGCATTGCTCCGCATGACCCTGAACACGCCGAGCGCGAGCTAGAGCGTTGGGTCCAAGAAGTCTGTCTCAAAACTCTTCATCAAACGGACCCGTGGAAATCTTAAACTGCCAGAAGCCATCCGGTATCGAATCGCTGCGGCAAAACAGAATCGCGATCAAAGCTATCGAGCGACAGACTGGATTTGAGTTTCTTGGAATCTCCAACGATGAACCGTCGCGCATTGATGGTTTTATCTACGATCCAGCCAAAGGGATTATTTCCGCAAGCTATGAGGTTAAAACTCGGAACTACGGTCTGATAAAATTGAAGACCACCTTTGGCAACCGCTGGATGATCTCTTGGTCAAAGCTCCAAGCCGCTCTTGAGGTCTCTCGACATACTAAGCTTCCGTTCTTTGGAATCCTCCACCTTCACGACGATGACTTGGTAATGATGCAGGAGATCTTCAACCGCAGCGCATCGTGGGCGGCTAACCATCAAGTCACCGAGAAAACGGTTAACGGACGATCCGAGAAGGTAGCTCTGATCGATATGAGTGGAGCCGCTCACTACCAGATCAAGAGTGGACAGATTACAGAGGAGCTTTTCTGATGACAGACCTAGAGCTTGAAATCCTAGAGTTCCGCCGACAACTATGGCGACCGACTCCACGGCAATCTGTTGTCGAGTGGGCAGAGTCTAATCTTACACTCAGCCAGCGGCAGACCGAGCATCCCGGTCCATTCTCCACGGCGGTTAGACCATATTGCAGGGAACCGTTAGAGTGCTGGAAAGATCCGGCGGTCTCCGAGGTGACGTTGTGTTGGGGATCTCAGACCAGCAAAACGACGACGCTAATGGCTGGTCTGGCTTGGTCCATCGACGTAGAGCCGTCTCCTGCGTTGTGGCTGATGCCTTCCGAGAATTTAGCGCGCTCTTTCTCCAAGTCGCGCTGGCTTCCTATGCTGGAAGACTCACCGGCTATGGTCGCGCGGTTCCCGACAGACAAAGATCAAATCACCAATCTAGAGCAGCAGTTTGACCGCTGTACTTTGACGTTTGTGGGGAGCAACTCACCGGCAAATTTAGCCTCTCGTCCCGTCAGAATCTTGGTTGCAGATGAGGTGGACAAGTTTGCTGATGCTACGGCAAAAGAAGCCGACGCTCTGGATCTTGCCGAGCAGCGACTCAAAGCGTTTAGTAGCTCTAAAGCCTTCTTTACCTCCACTCCGACAACTTCGGAGGGACGAATCTGGCAGCGTTACTTGCGAGGAGATCAGCGGAGGTATTACATTCCCTGCCCATACTGCCGCGAGCATATCAAACTAGAGTGGCGACAAGTCACTTGGGAAAACGAGAAACTGGAAGACGGAAGACCCGACTGGCAACGCATCCGTACTACCGCCCATTACGTCTGCCAACTCTGTCAGGGAAAGATAAGCGACAGCCAAAAGGTTGCAGGGTTACGCCACGGCAAATGGATTTCAGAGAATAAAGCCAGCCTCCCGAGCGTAAGGTCTTACCACCTCTCCTCTCTTTACTCCCCAGACCGCAAATGTACTTGGGGAAATCTTGCCGTCGCGTTCCTTGAAGCAAAATCCTCGATGATGGGATTGCAGGGATTCATCAACGGAATGTTGGCGGAACCGTGGGAAAATCAGGAGACTCAACAAGACCGAGTCGAGATTGTCTCTGACGCTGGAATCCCTGAAGCTAGACGCTACCTGACCGCTGACGTACAAGCTGCGGCGCCGTTCTTGTGGTGGGTCTGCCGAGAATGGAGCAAAGGTAACTCTCGACTTGTTGGAGCCGGTCACGCTGATGATTTTGCCGCTCTCCGTAGGGTACAGTTACAATACAACGTCCACGATATGGATGTCGGTGTTGATTCCGGCTATAACACGCAAGCGGTGTATGATGCTTGTGCGGAGTTCTCGCAGAGTAGCGCAAGCCCGATAAACTATCCCTGCGGTCTGCGTTACCCACCAGAGGGAGGTCTTAGAAAGCCAATGTTAATCGGCTGGTTGCCGATGAAAGGACGCGAGACCGGAGCTAGATTTACATCTAAGACAGGCTCGATTCATCCTTTTGGAATTACAACGTCAACCTCGATGCGGACTGACGCTGTACAACCGTTGCTTGTGTTTGATACCGAGCATATGCGGGAGGTACTCCAGCGGCTCCGTAAAGGGACCGAGACGCATCAATGGACTGTCTGTAGCCTACCCACTCCACTAGACGTTGAGGGAGCCTTTGCAAGCGATTCTGATACCTACTGGAAGCATCTGGACAGTCACATTTTGCGACCAACAGCTAACCGCTCCGGTAGGATAAAACATCTGTGGTACAAGCGAAACACTCGTTGGCCGGACCATTTGCATGACTGTGAAATCATGCAGTTAGCGATGGTTATGTTGTGGGGAGATCTAACTTCCAGTACCTCCGAAAATTCTAGTGGTTGACAAACTTCGCGGTCTGTTGATAGTCCGCGCAAGTGTTCACATACACAGTAGCAACAAAACGGAGTTACTTGCGTACCACATACGCGAGCAAAGCTGCTTTGACATTGCTTGAGGCTTTAACGGCAAAGCTGACTGTTTCCGCTAACTCGATGGAGAGCGGGAATGTGGTCCGCAGTACTTCTAGCTCTGACGTTTCCGTTGAGTTCGCTGAACCCGGTAAGGGGACCGCTGCTCCAATCGAGATGCTGCAAATGTGGGAGTCTCTGCTAACCGATTACGATTACGCTGTAACGCTCCTCGCTGGAGATGCGATCCCTAGTCCCACCGATCTCCAGATTTACAACAAGATGTTGTCTGCCGTTTTGGTTTCAACGACTCGCTATTATGCGGATTTCACGCAGTTTCGGCGTGAAGCCACAACCCGAATGAGCTAATGGGATTCCTTCAAAACATAGCAAACAAGCTGTTTCCCGCTCCCGTTAACAAATACGAGGGAGCCGGTAACTCGCTGCGTCGTTCGTATCTCGATACATCTTACACTTCCGCGCGGTTTGATGTTACCAGTTCGACTCGTCAAGCCATCGTTCGCAAGTCTCGCTTTTTTGAGCAAAACAACGCTGTTTTAAACAGACTCGGAGACCTGTTTGAGTCTTACACCGTTGGCTCTAGCTTCTCGGTTCAACCAGCCTCCAGCGACTCCGCTTGGAATCTTAAAGCGAAGAAGTGGTTTGATGTCTGGAGCCGTTATCCCGATATCGGTTCTCGTCAATCTTTTAGCACTTTAATGGGACAAGCTGCTCGCGGCTGGTTCTACGATGGCGAATCGTTCTTGTTGTTGACCAAAGGAGAGACCGGCAAACCTCGATTGCAGTTAATCGAAGCTCAATCCATTGCGACTCCGGCAGGGATGCAAGCAGACGAGACCGTGTTTGACGGTATCCGGTTTGATCCAAGAACTGGACGGGCGATATCGTATTTTATCGGAGCGGAAAAAACTCAGGGTAACCTGACTGATGTTCGCTCTATTCCTTCTGACTCGGTTGTACATATCTACGAGCCGAATCGTCCCGGCCAGCTTAGAGGTCTTCCGTTTGTCTCCGCTGTCATCAACGATCTACACGATCTCGATGATCTACAAAAGCTGGAGATGGAGGCTTGTAAGTTAGGTGCTTCTGTCGCTCAGATTGTTAAGACTGACGCTGGCGAAGTCCAAGCGAGCAACCTCCGCGCTGGTACTGCTGGAGCAAGTGTAAACACTGCCGAGAATTACTACGAACAGGTCTTTGGATCTGGCGTTAAGGTAATGAAAAACGGTGACAGTTTTGAGCAGTTTGCGACCGAGCGTCCCGGTGTCAATATGCGCGAGTACTGGCGACAACTGACCGAGAAAGTCTGCGCTGGTGTTGGCATCCCTTACGTTCTGGTTTACCCAGAATCAATGCAGGGGACCGTTTATCGCGGTGCGCTAGATATGTCCGCTGTTTGGTTCAAGTCTCGCCATCAAGTTATGGCATCAGCGGCTCGTCGTATTTACGAGTACGCGATGGAGTACGCGATCAAGAACGATCCTACGCTCAATGACGCTCCCTCGGATTGGTACGAAGTATCAATCACCGCTCCGCGCTCCCCGAATGTTGACGTTGGCCGTAATTCTGCGGCTCAATTAGCAGAACTGGAAGCGGGAGTTGTTACCTTTGACGAGGTCTATGGTGCGCGTGGTCTTGATTGGCGTTCTGCTTTAGAGTCAAAAGCTCAACAAGCTTTGTTTGTACGTCAACTTGCTGTGAAATACGGAGTCGATGTATCTGAGATTTCGGTGATTCAGAAAGAGCGTCCCGCAACTAGTGTTGCAACTGCTATTGACATTGAAGGCGATCCTTCTGAATCTCCTTCCCCAGTCGCTCCGTCAGAAGGTGGGTCGCAACCTGTTGTTGTAGAGCAGGAAGAGATTACCGCTACCGTCAAAAAGACTCGGAAACCAAAAGCCAAGAAAACCGAATGAGTTTTATAAAGAAGTCAGATTGGCTTTACTACGCACCGGCAAACGCTGCCGGTGATCCTGCTACCGTTCAGATCTTCGACCAGATTGGCGAAGACTGGTACGGTGGAAGCGGTCTATCTGCAAAACAGTTTTCCGATGTACTCAACGAGATTGGCAATGGTCCGCTGCTCGTCGAGATCAACAGCCCCGGCGGCAACGTCTGGGATGGTTTGTCGATCTACAACCAGTTGCGCGGTCGCAAAGCTCCGGTCACCACTCGCGTCGTTGGCATTGCGGCTTCTATCGCTTCCATTATCGCTCTTGCCGGTGATCGCGTCGAGATGGCTGACGCCGCTCTGATGATGATCCACGACCCGTCAGGGATGGCTTCTGGTACTTCCGAGGATATGCGGAAAATGGCTGAAGCTTTGGATCAACACGCTGAAGTGTTGGTTGGAGTGTATGCTAAAAAGACTGGACGCTCCGCTGAGTCTATCCGCGCTGCGATGAAAGCGGAGACTTGGTTTACTACCGCTGAAGCTCTGGCTTTTGGCTTGGTTGACAAACCCATCAAACAGCTTGCGATGGCCGCAAAATGGCATCCTCGCGCTGTCACCAAGACGGCTCCCGAGACTGTCAAAAACAACCTACGCCGTGGGTTAGAGCAATACGAGGAAGGTCTCGCTGGTGACGGTCTTGAACCAGCAACTGTCACCGATGCTAAATCGCTTGTGGCAGGAGAGGCTCCAACAGAAAACAAGATCCGCAAAGCCAACGCTTGGTGGGGACGCAACGAGCGTTTCCTAGAAGCAGAACCAAATACTCATGCGGATGTAGCGGCAAACCTCTGGGGAGGTGCTGCTGGCCGCGATTGGTTCTCCGCTCTTTTTGCTCAACTAGAAGAGCCGTCTGATACCAATACAGACAAAACACTTTCGACTGATGGCGAAAAAACCATCAACGATTCTGGCGTGGACTCCACGCCGCAACCAACACAACAACCCGACACAAATATGTCCGATACTGCTACTACTGTGACGGCTGCGGCTGCTCCTGCCGCTCCCGTTGATCTGTCCGCGATTCTTGCGAAGCTCACCTCGTTGGAGGCTTCGATGAAATCAAACACCGCCGCTCCCGCTCCTGATCCGGTTCGTCCCGTGATTCAGAACTTGGGCAACCCGCTGCTGGAGAAGCATAAGTCTCTCCGCGCTGGTGCAGAGCGTAAGAGTTTCCTCATTGAGAATCATGGTGAGTTGCTGCGTCAGTCCGCAATGATCGCTCCTCAGAACGCCAACACGTTCGCGGCTGGCTTGGTTGTCGATTATCTCGCTGATGCGGTTATCACTGTTGCTACCACTAAGCTCGCGATGATCGCTGGCTTTACGCGCAACGTTGGCTTGGATAACTTGCGTCCCCGCGCTACCGTTCAGGTCAAAAAGTTCACCACTGGTGATGCGACTGTTGATAACGCTACCAACTTTGAAGATGGTGCTGCTAACCAGTCCACGCTGGCTGCTACCTCGGTGACTGTTAATCAGATCACCAAGAGTTTTACCGTCACTCAGCAGGAGTTGAATCAGGGTTTTGCTATCAGTGACTTGGCTCAGGGTTCCGCTGAGATCTTTGCTCTTGGTATTAGCAAGAAGGTCACCGCTCAGATGACTGCCGCGCTGTTTGGTGCTGGTACTGTCATTGGTACTGCTGCCAACTTTGATTCTAGCGATCTTCCCGCGATCTTGGCTTTGGCTAAGAATTACCGCCAGAAGTTGCTGCTGCTGGACGGTGGACACTTGGCTCGTTTGATGTTCTCCGGTCAGTTGACTGCTGCCGCTGGAACTAATCCGTTCCCTGACTCGCGTTATGGTCCGTTGAATAACGGCTATTTCGGATTTGCGAATATTCTTGAGCAGAACGACTACACTGGAGCCATCGCCAACACTGCTGGATTCGTTTGCGGTCAGGACGCTATCGCGATTGCGAGCGGCTTGCCGGTTGGAATGATTGCCGGTGAGTTCGTTGAGCAGCGCACTGTTGAGTTAAGCAATGGTCTGTCTGTGTTGCTCTCTGTCTGGTATTCCCGCTCTACCCGCGCTCATATGGCATCGTATGATATCATGTTTGGTGCGGCTGCTGCGGATACTACGCAAGCTGAGGTTCTGATCACCGCTTAATCATTTAGGATATGCGTATTGCAACCACCATAGCAGTGGACAAGACCGGCAAGACTAAATTGCTGGCTGGTCCCGAAATTGATGCGACTCTCCAGCGCACCAATTTCAACACTGTTTCTGTCCCCGAAGGAGGCAAGCTCATCTTGTGGGTACAAGGAGCCTTAGCACCGAAGATCCGTAAGGGTTAACAAATCAAAACTGGGAGGGTCACTGGATACGCTAGTGACCCTCCCTTTAACCGAAAAACAATTTTATGGCCGGAGTTCAAACCGATATTGCAGTTCAAGATTCAATGGGTCATCAGGGATTTGCTCTGGTCACCAGCACCGCCGCTCAGACCTCGGGATACACTGCTATCCAAATTGTCTCCGGTGCAGTATTTACTTCCATCACTGGCACTGGAATCAGCGGAACGTGGACTGGCACAACCATCCCTGCTGGCTTTACCATAGTGGGACGCATCTCTGCGTTTACTCTAACCAGCGGAACAGTTATCGCTTATCTAGCCAGAGCCTAAAATGACTCTCGCGCTATCGCTCAACCTATCAACATCTGACGATGCGGTGCAAATTGTGCATCCGTTTATCCGTCGAGATATGATCCAAGAGGATGGCGTGTCATTTGTTCTCCAAGAAGACGGCAGTTCCAAAATCATTTTCTCACTCGTTACAGATTAACTTTTTGACCTATGGCAGATTCTAAGATTACAGCACTTGCGTCGATTAGCACTTCAACCGATCCGGCTGTTGATCCGCTGGTCATCGTCGATGTTTCTGATACGTCGATGGCTGCTACTGGCACGACCAAGAAGGTAACGCTTAACAACCTTCTTTCATCCTCGCCAACCGCGACCGGAGCGTTCAGCGTCACCGGACTCGTTACCGCTGGCTCCGCCGCCATCACCGGCGCGGCTACGGTGGGGACGACGCTGGGTGTGACGGGTGCTTCTACACTCGCTTCGGTAGGTGTTACTGGAGCAGCTACGGTAGGTACGACCCTCGTAGTTGGTACGAATGCGACTCTTACCAACGGCAACGTCATTATTGGCACCTCCGGCAAAGGCATCGACTTCTCCGCGACTACAAGCGGCAGCGGAACGATGACCTCCGAGCTACTGGCCGATTACGAGGAGGGGACGTTTACAGCGACTTTGACTGGCGGTACTACTAACCCAACCATCCCTGTCACTTCGACCGGACGTTACACAAAGGTTGGTCGCATTGTAACTGTTCAGATTGGGTTTGAAAATGTAATTACAACTGGAGCTTCAGGTCTTATTGGAGTCACTGGTTTACCATTTGCAAATAACTCAAATGTACTAGCAATTTGTCCTGTTAGTTTTTATTCGATGGCAACATTTACAGGAAGTCCATTCGGAGAGATTGCACAAAGTGGTTCTTCTATAAGTTTATATTCTAGTAATTCGAATGCGATTTTTGGAGATGTAACACATAACGCTGGAATAACTAGGTTTTTAAGAACTACAGTCACCTACCAAGTCGCCTAATCCTATGCTAACAGAACGCACCATTTTCTCGCTTTGCGAGGTTCTTCCTAACACGACGCTCCAAGTCCGCCTGTCTGATCAGATCGTCGATGGCGAGGTTGTTAAAGCCTCCACCTTCCGCCGCTACTGTCTCGCTCCCGGCTCAGACCTTACGGGTCAGCCTGAGCAGGTTGTCGCGATAGCCAACGCTGTCTGGACTCCTGCCGCTGTCGCAGCCTGCGCCGCCGCTCAAACCCCTAGCCCCACCATCCAATGATCGTACCAGTCAATATCGTCGCAGTGCAGTGCAATCAGAACAACTCGCTGTTCGTGACGACCGGCGTTGATTACGACAACAGCGGTTCGATTGTGGGTTCTGAGATTACCTCGCAATATACGCTGAATCCCGGTGACTCGCTGGAAGGACAGCCGACCGAGGTTGTCTCGATTGCCAATGCGTTGTGGACTCCGGCGGTTGTCGCGGCTTACAAAGCGGCGAATCCGGTGGTTGAAGCTGCACAGCCTACTGAGTAATGCAAACCGACACTAACAACAGCAGCGGAGTTGGGATCTCTCTAGCGACCGCTGCCGCTGCTGGTGCGGTTTCTTTCATCCCTCAGCTAACTCAGTGGTTCCAGCTTGGAGCCGCTGTTTTAGCGTTCATCGCAGCATCAATCGGTCTCTATAAAACCTTCAAAAAATGAACTGGAAAACTACTCTCGCCGGTGTTGGCGCAATCATGGTTGCCGTTGGCGGTGCTTTGAAATCTCTGTTCGATGGTGATCCTACGACCAACATTGATCTTGCTGCGACTATTGCTGCTGTGACCATTGGTTTTGGTCTCATTGCCGCAAAAGACGCCGACAAAAAGCCCGAGTGAATTTCATCGAACAGATCGTAACCGCTCTGCTCAAGTGGTTGACTGGTTTTGTTCAAACTCCGCCTACCGTTGAAGACGCAAAACGAGACCCAGACCTCAAAAAGAAGTTGCTGGATCGTATTGCTGACTCTAATCGCTAGTTGCGGCTGTGGGTCTCGCGTGGTTATGGTGCCTCACGGTGAGCCGGTAAGGCTTGCTGAGAGCGTTAAAGCTCGCGTATGGGTCAAAGGAGCAGACGGTGTTTCTGTTCGCTCCAGCAACCGCATAACGCTTCCCGAAGGTTGGTACGCATTGCCTAAAGACTGATATGTCACAACAAGTTATCAATGTTGGATCAACCGCAAACGACAACAACGGCGATACGTTGCGCGGGAGTTGGATCAAAGCGAATGACAACTTTACGGAGTTGTATGCTGCACTTCCGTTGGTTTCTCCAACAGCGTGGGTTCCTCTGCTGACAGATTCCGGTGGTGGTCGCACGTTTGCTTTTACTACTAACGTTGCTCGACATACTTCAATTGGCTTTGTTAGCACGTTTACTGTTGATCTGACGATCAATTCCGTTACTGGTAGTGCTAGCGGCAACCTTCGATTGACTCTCCCTGATCCGGTATTGTACGAAGCAGCGTTTTCTGTCTGGCTTGATAACGGGACCAATCAAGCCAAGACCGCTGTGATCGCTAGAGCTATCAATGGCACTAGCTATTGCGAGCTTTCGCATTTTGAGAATGGAGACGCAACTAGTCTTGCTGATCACCTACAAGCAACCTCACGAATTATTGTTACTGGCACCTATTTCACTTCGTGAACCTAATAGCCACTAGTCTCCAGTTGGGGATGTCTGTGCTACAGAGCGCGATGGGAAACCCGTCGTTTCTTTGGCAGGGAGTGCTGGTGCGCTGTCTACCCGCTGCAATTACTGATGCTAACTCGGTTATCTCCGGTGGGTTTCAAGATAACGTTCAAGCGCGAGTGCTGGTTAAGTTCTCCGACTGGCGGTTAGCTGACTCAACACTGGTAACCGTTGACGCTGCGGTCTGGTCTTGTGATGTTGGTTCTAACGGTGATCGACTCTTGCAGGAGAGTGGAAACTTTCTTCTCCAAGAGAATACAGACCGCTTGCTTTTGACTTTTGGTAAGATGCTGCCGGTAGTGGGAAGGCTTTTAACCTACGATGGCCGACAGATGCGGATTATGTCCGCCAAACGTGATGGCTCTGGAGCTTACTACGCTCTTGAACTTGGCTCTAAAACCAAATGACTCCAACCGTTACAGTTGATACGTCGAGGTTTGACGCTGCGTGGAAGGAATACCTTCCCAAGACCAAGCGATCTCTTGCTGATGCGGTCAACGCTCGCACGTTTTTCTTGATGCTGCGGTTGTACTGCTTGTTGCCTCCAAAGTCTCCACAAGCGGCTCGTAACAAGATTCTGGACTACTTCAACAGACCAGTTGGAGCGGATCGCTTTGACAAGAAGACCGGCAAGAGAGTTGGTAAATCTCGACAGCTACGAGTGGTCCACTTAATCGCTCAAGCTAAAAACGCGAAGGCTGGAAAACCCGGTCTCTACGGTCAAGATATGCGTGACGCTGCGGGAAAGCTCCGCAGACGCGCTGCTGGTTCTGTTGGATACCTCAAGTCATGCGTGACTAAAGCCATCAAAAAGCTGTCGCCATCCTTCCAACAATTTGGCGGAACTCGACGCGCAAAGAAGGGATCTGCTGGTGTTAAGTCCGTAGCTGGAAACCAAGCGTTGATCAATCTCGCCAATCAATACGGTTTGCCGCAGGAGAATGTAGCGATGCATCGAGGATCTTCCGCCTACGCTTTCAACGCCAAAGCCGGATTCAATCCATCCAGCCATGTCCGCATGAACATTGGATTGGCTGACAATCAGGTTGGAACCGTTGAAGGAATCTACAGCAAAGCGATGCAACAAGCCTACAACGACGAAGCCCGTGAGCTTGAAAACCACATTGCCGCAGCACTACAAGCCGCTTTTGATGGGTCTGAATCTAAAGGAATCACAGTTACATGAACGCTGTAGCCCTACGCACAGAACGCGCTCTAGTTGACTGGTTGGCCGCTGAAGATTGGTCAGCGTCTCCGCTTGGGACTCCAACTTGTCTCACCAGCTACGGTCACGGTGCGTTTGCAGATCCAGACTTAGAGGACCAGATGCCGAGCTTTCCGCGCATTGTTGTCCGCGCATCGACTGCGGTTCCGGTGCATCCTACCGAACGCACTTGCGAGATAGACATAACCGCTACGCTTCAGTTATCCGCAGACGATACCTCGGAAGCTCAAGCTCTGGCGGTTGTTCAAATCTTTGAGAATCTCCTGCAATACCTCTACGTTGACGGGAACATTGCGGAGTTAGACGCACTCGACACCGATCCATCGGGAGGCTTTAACGCGCAATTCGCGGTTCCAGTTGACTTTGGGATCAACGACATCAGCGAAAGAGCTAGAACTTTTTCGCGATCCATGACAATTTTCGCAGCAGCAAACACGATTTAACAACCCACAAAAATGGCAACATCAAAAGGTCTAGCCCTAGTATTCGGGACTAAAGCTACCGTCAAAGTCTACGATTCCGCAAACCTTCTCCCTTTGGTCGCTGGAATTGCGACTCTTGAGAGTATGGATATTACGCATGAATGCGACACCGAACAGATCAAAAACTCATCTGGCGAAGTAATTGCAAATGTGAGTGCGGGGGATCGTTTGTCCGCAACTTTTAACATTATTCCAAGTGGATCAACATCAGCGAACGCTAAACTTGCTGCGGCAATTCCCAATGGCAACGGACGGGTAAACGTCACGCTGGCGGATGCGGTATCTATCGGAGACGCATTTACCGCTGGAACTCCCCCTACGGGAAGCGACTCTATCAATGGCGATTGGATCTACATTGGAGGTGGAAGCGTTAAGTTTACGCAGTCTGGAAAGGCTATGTTGAGCCTCCCTTGCGTAAAATACGCTGGTATCAACGGAGCTACCGCAGCGATCACTCTGTAATTGTGTCAGAACTTGCAAAGATACTCGCAGAGAGCGGACCTCCAGCACCAGTGGTGCTAGGGGTTCGACTTGTCCCATACACCGTGGGTCACGCGATATTGCTGCAAAGACTGCGATCCCCTTACGTTCTAGGTGGCGAGATTAGCTCCAATGATCTAGCGGAGGCTGTGCTTGTTTGCTCACAGCCTCCGCTGGAGTCCATTAAGTCAATTAAATCCATTTGGAGGGATCTATTCCTCCGGCTGTGGTCAAAACGGATTCAGCGGATGAATCTGATGGTTGAGTCTGACAAGTTCCAGTTGTGGCTCAAAGAGCAATCCACCGCTCCCGAGGTACTAGTGGAAGCTGGAACTAAATCTAAGCGTCCTGCAATGCCGTGGACTGAACGAGTGCTTGTCGGTTGTCTCAATATCGGGATTGGACCAGACGATGCCGTCAGGATGCCTCTTGGTGACGCAGAAAGGTTGATTCTAGCTCACGCAGAGATGATGGGTCAGGTTCAGTTGTGGGACGACCAAAGCGAAACAATATGGCAAAACCAACAAGATAACTAATATGGGTATTCTATCAATGTTGGTAAAGCTTGGGATTGATTCCACTCAATTTGAGATGGGGATCAAACGCGCTCAGGGATTAGGTGAAAAATTTGGAACCACTTTTAAAGGAGCGGTTGCTAGCAAGCTTGGAGCCGCTCTTTCAGTTGCAGCGATTGCTGCATTTACAAAAAACGTAATTGAGTCAGCAGATAGAATTCAGGATTTGTCAGAACAACTCAACTTAAGCACTGATGAGATTCAAAGACTCCAAATATTAGCCGGAGAAACTGGAGTAACTTTTGATAAGTTTGGTTCTGTTCTTGCAAAGTTTGAACAAGTTAGGCTTAAAGCAACATCTGGAGATCAAGATGCTCTCAAAACGCTTCAAGCTTTAGGCTTTACAACAGATCAATTAAATAACACACAATTGACCACTATTGATGGTGCTGTAAAAGCCGCAGAAGCTCACAGAAAATCAGGAAAATCAGCAGAAACAACTGCTGCAATGATTGATATTTATGGTCTAAAACTTAAATCTGCTGCTTCTGCTCTTGCTGATTACAACACTACATCAGAAAGAACTTTAATTTCTAGATCTGACATTGATGTATTAGCAAAAGCTAATACTCTTTTAGATGAACAGCTTCGTATTGTAAAAGCACTTTCCGCTCCCGCTATTGCCGCTGGAATTACAGGAACAGCTTCTGCTATTGATAGCGTAACAAAACCTCTTAAAAGTTTTACTGATAAATTAGAAAGAACAAACAAAGCTGTTAAAGCTATATACGACAGCAAAAAGCCAGATGATGTGTTGTCACGAATAGTGCAACAAAAAATGGCTGAAGATAGACAAGCAAAAATCGCAAATCCGGTAAATCCTCCTCCTATAGGAACACCTGAATTTGAAAAAGTTAAAGGAGACAGGTTTTCGCTTGGCGGTTCCCAAGATGCACTTGCTCGCATTGGTGGATTTAGTGGATTTCAGGGAGCACAAGATAATGCTATTAGACAAGCTATAGAACAAACTCTTCAATTGAAGATGATTGTAAAAAACACAAGCAAGACAGCAAGTAACACAGAAGACTAATATGGCTACGATTAAAACTAGCATATTAACTCCGGTTAATGTTGCGCCTTCACTTTCGCAACCTGTTTTTTATAGCCCTTTATTCGGTCTTGCTTATACAGAAGTTTCTCGCCAGTACAATAGCGGAGACGGAACTGGAAGATACATAACATATAAGTATCGCGGAAGCAAAGATGCGTTGCGAGATGCTTCTAGTGCTTGGGTTAGGGCTGGTGGTAAGTATGAAATCACTGAAGATGGACCATATTCTCAAGCAACAGTAACGTTTGGTGGACTTATTCTTGATCCCAACAATCCAACCAGAATAGTCAATCCGACAGAGGAGGAACCTTCACAGCGTTACGAGTTTCGAACTGAATATGTTGATGCTTCTTTATTTGAATTACCGCAAGTAAGAGAAGAGGCCAAAAAGTATATTTCAGAGGAAGAATACTATTCCGCAGTTAAAGCTTCTGGAGATGATCCAAAAAACGTCAAGCTGCCGATGCCGCAAAGTCAATTTCCGTTGGCTTATGAATTGATCAAAAAGTTTGCTCGCGGTCAAACTAGCTTTCAAACATCACGCTGTTCACTGACTCGCATATCGTCTTACTCCGCTCTAAACGGACTTCCGGCAACTCCTCCGATTATATCGGCTATCTACGATGGTCCAAATATTGCAAACCTAAATGGATTTCCGACATCAGTCAGAACCGTAATGCCAAGACCTCCATCTAATCCAAATCTTACTCCAAATGGAACCGCTTGGGCTTGGCTGAAAACAAACGATTCAACCTCACTGACAATCAAGACCAACCAAGTTGAGCGCAATGAGACTTGGACATTTGCAGCTTGGGATCTTTTTGCATATCCTTACAACGTAAACCCTAATTCACTAACCTAACATAACATGGCCGACGAAATTCAAATGACGGCTCGCTTGTACGCTTCCAAAGGTGGAGCGTATCTTCCGAGCGTAACTTACACCAAAAGTGCGACAATGGCGGGAGTCGATATGGGTTCACAAACTCAATTGATTGGCACCACCGTTGAAGCTTTAAGCGTTCCAGTTGATGTAAACAGTCCGTACAAGCTATTGATTGCCAATCTAGACAACACCAACTTTGTCGAGCTTGGCTTTGTATCTGGCACTTACACAATGCGCATTCCCGCTGGTGAAACTCTACTGATGCCTTACGTTAGTGCTACGCTGTATCTCAAAGCTGATACCAGCAGTGTGACTATCCAATCGACGTTCTGTGAAATCTAAGCGTTTGTCTTATGTCAAACGAAATAGAAATGTCCGCTAGGTTGTACGCATCCAAAAATGGTGCTTCAATCAACTCACAAACGTTCAGCGCAACTGTAAACATGACCGGAACTGATATGGGACAAAATACCCAAGATATTGGTTCTGCCGCTGATGAATTGCTTGAGATCGCTGCTGATCTTTCTTTGCCATACAAAGTATTGATCAAGAACTTAGATCTCCAATATGGAGTCTATGTTGGAGTTTCGACTCCTTACCAGTTTCAAATTCCTGCTGGTGAGTTTATGCTTATTCCGCGAGTTGATGCTAACCTGTATCTGAAAGCAGTAACCAGCGGATCAAGCGTTAAAGTTTTCGCTCAATACTGCGAAATCTAATGGCTGTCACCCTACCATCTAAGGTTGCGGAGCGTGGTATCAAAGCAGAACACGCTCGCGCAATCAATCAGTTGATCGATGTAGTCCGCAAGATCCAGCTTGTTGCCGGACCTGATCAAGCGATTGAACAGACTCCAAATGGTACAACGTTGAAGATAAAGCAAATGGGCAAGACCGTCACAATGACAACCTCGGAGGAATCTTGGTTTTACTGATATGCCATTGGCAATTGATCGCAAAGATCGAATGTGGAGTGCCAGTAATCTCAATGATCTGTACTCTCGTTTCGACAATAAGTGCGCTAGAACTTTAGACGGTAAGACTCCGTATGTTGTTGGGCTTGGTCAAAAAATACCTTTTGGTGTTACATACGATTATTCCAGAGATCCAGACACAAGCTTTTATGTCTTTGGAAGCACTCCAACTCAAACTCAAATTGAACATGAGCTTTCTTTCCTAGAAACAAAGTATCAAGACAAAGGAGGAGGTCAGGTTTATGTTGATAAATACGTTACTACATTCAATTCCAACAATTGCAACATAGCGGCAATTCAAAAGTCTTTTGAGTTACACAAAAGAACTGTTGATGGTATTGAATACGATATCCATTTAGGATGGGATGATTGGAATTCCGGTTATCTTTCTTACGTTAGGTCTTACTTTTCTTCTGTTAGTTCTATTCCATCTTTGCCTCCGGGTAGAATTCACAAGCATAAGATTGCTGTTGCTGAGATTAGGCTTGAAGGTGTTACAACCTTTAAGATTCTCAATTCATACCAGCGGTTTGATTGCTGGAGAGTTCACAACTGCGGAAGTCGAGACGCGATAGTCTTACTCCAATTGCCAGACGGATCAGCAGAACGCAAGACAATCCCTGCAATGGGCTGTAGATCATTCAGGAGACGCGCTGACGGCTCTTGGGCAACAACGTGGAGAGATAAGACTCCATGCGTCTATTTCTTCCCATACTTCAGCGGAGACGTTCCCTATTTTGCCGGTGGTCCGCCAATGTACGGACAACCAGAATCGCTATCTGTTTGTATAGAGCGATCTGCTAAAGCCAACAACATTGCCAATCCATTCATTGCTCTCCAGTGGATGCGAGCAATGGGTGCTTGGGTGGATGCTCGATACATGTATGACCTTCGCGCATTGTATCCAGAATACGCAGACCCAACCGATGCTAACACTAAAATTGGTGATGCAATCTTCACTTGGGGACGCGCTAGAGTTCAGATTTACAGCAGTCTAACCGGAGAAGTGTTTGAAGATTACATTAGGTTTTTTACTGGCACGACACTGTTTTTAGAACAACTTAATAGAGTTGGAATCAATGTTCAGATTTCTGGTGACATATTGGTAATGACCAGCAAAAGACCAAATGCAATTATTAGGATCTACCCTATTGATTGCAACGTGTTCTTTGGAGCATCTGATCCGTATTGGCAGATAAATCCAACAACAACATATATTTCAATTGCTTATCCCGAATATTATTACACGCAGAATGTAGCTTCACCTAACGCAGCAACTCAATGGCTAGCTGGAAACGTCCCAACGTGGATGGAGACAATGCGTGATCTCCGAAGACGTATTGCAGTTGAAGAGGGATTTCTTAACAATTATGACGATGTAGCTGATATCTCTGAAGAAAAGGTTGGAATTATCAAGCTCACTTCTCTTGGATTGCAAGCATCAGTATCGACGGCTCGTGGACTAGAAAACTATGATGCAAACGCTTTTAGCGATTTACCAAATTATGAACGAACCGCAAATGTAATTGAGTTGCGGACAGATTGGAGATCAAAAGGATTTAGTACTGCTGCTGGATGGACTAACGGCCCATATATATACGCAAAGAAAACCTACATAATCGCTCAACCGAGCAATTACAGCGGTATGTACGGTTACGTTTTCCCACAGATTGGAACAGCAATTGGAGGAGCGAGCTATTATCCGGCAGTCAATTGCGCTTACGTTCCTTCTGGTGGACCTTGGGGATTTTCGAGCAGCGTATACGATTACAATCTGGAGCGAGTATTTACCACAGATCCGCTTGTTCCAGCAGTAACCAATGTATTTGGATCTGATTTCTGGGTCAATAAGTGGGGAGGCAAAGGAGGTGTTGATGCTTCTGTAAGAATACTTGGGCAACCAAATAAGACGGTTCAAAGCACTGGTGTTGCTGATGATGTCTTTAAAGATCAAAACAACGCTGCAATGGCTTGCTTGGCTCCTTGGTACACTCAGATTTCTGTTACAACAACCGAGCAAGCTTATATTGCAGACATTAGGTGGACATCATCTACCTATTTTGATCTTCCTTATAGCTCAACAGCTAACGCTAATGATTACGATGGAATCGGTCAGTTCTATCATAAGATTCCAAAATCCGCTTTCCTTTGGAACTTGTTAGAGGCTCACGTTGCTGGATGGAATAGAGCAGTTCCGATGGGTCACGGTGAGGAATGGTGTCCAATCTATAGTTTTGGTGCTTCGGGGCTTTTGCAGGGATCTAGATTGGGGATCTTCATGCCAAAGGACACAACCACAACAGTCTTAGACACACAATTTGGCCCGTCTTTCTTTATCACCCCAGAACAGTATGACTCTTTGATTGCCAATGGAATCCAAGCCAAAAAGATATTTGATAATGATCCTTTGGTAATGGAATATTACTATATTGTAACTCAAATTGACATTGCAACTTATTGCAGTTCTAAAGGTTTTAAGTCCTTCAATTTTGATTGCACAAATCAAGTGGTTGACGCATTTGGTGGAATAATTACACCGGCAACCGCTTGGATTCCAAAGCGATCTTACGGATTTGGCGAGACGGTCGTTGGAGCCAGCTACGTTGACGTAACTAACGGTGATCTCTACCGGACCATTCGACTGGTTGATCTGGATGTCGCTTGACACAAACCCACCGTTGGGTTATCCGTCTCCCTGTCGATGAAATGTCCCTCCTGCAACTGCATTTTTGCCGCAAGCCTCCGCGATCTAGCGAGGGAGTTAGGTGGGTCCAAATCAACGGCAAAAGCCTCTGCTTCTCGCCAAAATGGCAGGAAAGGTGGAAGGCCGAAGACCTATGAAAAACGAACTAATACCAAGTCAGAAACAGTCCGCGCTGGCCGTAATGGCGAGCAAATTTAGCGTTGAGCCAGCCAAGCTTTTGGAGACTCTTCGCTCGACTTTGATGCCCAAAGCAACGAACGAGGAGATGCTCTCGTTTGTGGTGGTTGCTAACCAGTACGGCTTGAACCCGTTTACGCGCGAAATCTACGCTTTTCCCGCTCGAAACGGCGGCATTCAGCCAGTGGTCAGCGTCGATGGCTGGATCAAAATGATGAACTCGCATCCGCAGTTTGACGGCATCGAGTTCAAGACCGAGGACAAAGACGGCAAGCCGTTTAGCGTAACCGCTACGATCCACCATAAAGAGCGGTCTCATCCGGTGGAAGTCACCGAATACTTTTCGGAGTGCAACCGGAACAGCGAGCCGTGGAAGGTCAACCCTCGCAGGATGCTTCGACATAAAGCGTTAATTCAATGCGCTCGCGTAGCGTTTGGCTTCAGCGGGATCGTGGACGACGAGGAGGCTGTTCCTTCAGTGCAAGTCAACGTCACACCGTCGCGCCCAATTTTTAGGAGCAAGTTGGAGCCTAAAGTCGAGATCCAGCCCAACGAGTACCAGCCCGAGAATAACCCGATTCCTACCGCTACGGTCCAACCCACCGAAGCAATCTTGCACGAAGGGAAGTCCAATGACTGATGAGCGCGATGGTCTCCCGAGCGCGTCCGCAGCAAGCCGCTACGCTGCTTGTCTCGGTAGTTGGCAACTGGAGAAGGTAATTGCAGAGACTGAGTCTAGCGGAGACGCTGCGACCGGAAACCGCATCCACGCCGCTCTGGGGCTGGAGCCGGTTGAGAATCTAACGACAGACGAGACCTACATTATTGATCGATGCCGCGAGCAGGAACTGGAGTTAGTCAAACAAGTGTTTGCGACCTCCACCGAGGAGCCGCAAGTCTTCCGCGAGAAGCGGCTGTGGAGCCTCCAGAACTACGGTCTTGGCGAAGAAGACAAGCGACTCTGGTCTGGTAAACCTGACGTTGTTTACGTCGAGGGGGGCCGCGCTCTTATCATCGACTACAAGTCCGGTCGCGGGACCGTCGAGAACGCAGCGGAAAACCTCCAGTTGCGGTGTTTGGTTGCGCTCCTGCATGAGTCTTTTGGATTCACGCTGGAAGAAATCACGGTTGCAATCGTCCAACCTCTAGCTGGACCTCCAAGCGTTGCATCTTACGAGTTGGGAGACTTGATGGCTGCGGTACGCGAGTCGCAGTCGCTGATGGCCGCGATCATGCAACCGGACCAACCGCGCACTCCATCTGAGTCCGCTTGCAAGTACTGCAAAGGCAAACCGTACTGCTCCGAAGCGCGGGAACTGGCGGTTACGGGACCGCTCTCAAACGCTCCAGAAGGCATCACGCCGGACGCGATTGCTGCGACCCTAACATCCATCCATCTGGCGCAATTCCTCGACAGAGCGGCTCAAGCGGAGGCAGTGATCGAAGCTTGTAAGTCTGAAGCTCGACGGCGTTTAGGCGAGGGAGAAACTATCGAAGGATGGACGCTTAAAGACGGATCTGTCCGCGAGTCTATTACGACTCCTGAAATAGTTGCGTCTCGATTCTTGGAACTTGGAACCTACGAGCAACTAAGCTCTGCGATCACGATTAACAAGACCAAGCTCAAAGACGCAGTCAAACTCGCAACCCAGACCAAAGGCCGCGAGTTAGAATCCAAACTAGCCGCGCTCCTCGACGGTTGCACTGAAAGCAAAACCGGACAGCCCACATTGACCCGAATCAAATGAATCAAACCCATCCAATGGAACTCGTTCGCGAGTTTATGAAAACGTACCAGCAACTTGTTCCGCAGCGTCCCATCCTCCCAGATCCGGTGACTCAAAACCTCCGGTATCGTCTCATCGACGAGGAGGCTCAAGAACTCGCTGAAGCAACCAACCCGAAAGAGTACCTCGACGCTGTTGGCGACCTTCTCTATGTGGTGTACGGAGCCGCTCTAGCCGCTGGATTCTCACCGCATCAAGTGGACGCAGCGTTTTGCGAGATCCACCGATCTAATATGTCCAAAGTCTGGACGGACGATGAGATTGACTGCATTCCCGCTGACTGCCGGTCAACTCGCGTTGGGGACAATCGACACATTGTACGGAGGTCTGACGGGAAGATTGCGAAATCCCCAAGCTACTCTCCCGCTCGATTGGAGGGATTTACTCGATGAGGCATCTATGGGCGCGTGGCTTTGGGCGGCTCCACTCAGACGCTGAGATCATCACGACCGACGATGGCAAACAGTTCCTGATTGCCGTGATTGAGTTTGAAAAACGCACGTTGGGCAACGGGAAGCCGTATGCTCAACGGGTCACGTTCCGATCTTTTGACGCAGAGGATATGGACTCGGTAAATCTGCTTATCGAGGGGACACATATTATGTTCGACGGTGACTGCGATGCCGTCGCGGATAAGAGTTCCACCGGCTGGTGGTACGCTAATCCTCGGATCACCGGACGCATCAGCGAGATCATTCCTTCAGGACATGAATCTTAGCTTTTTTGTCGCGGGAATCCCGAAGGCGCAACCTCGGGTAAAAGCGTTTGTGCGCGGTGGTCACGCCGGAGTTTACACGCCAGACGGAGCTGAGGCTTGGAAGCAAGAGGTTAGGCGACAAGCCGTCGCCAACGCTCCAGAATCAATTATAGCGGGAGTTGTTCGCATCCAGCTAGACTTCTTCCTGCCGAGACCAAAGGTGCATCTGGACAAGCACGGTGTACCGAAGCCGAAATCACCAGTCTGGCATTGCAAAAAGCCGGATTTGGACAACCTCATCAAAGCCGTTACGGACGCGATCACGGACACTCAACGGATCTGGCTGGATGACTCGCAAATCTGCGAGATCACCGCTACGAAAACGTACGCGCTCAACGCTGTCGGATGCAGCGTAAGTATCTCGGCTGACTAGCCTCTCAGAAATCGCGGAATGGTGCGCAGGGAGATCCTGCGACAGGTGGGGTCACCGCACGAAACACCGCGATTTCCTCAGCATTTCGCTGATTTTAGAGCCTCTGAAATAAATCTGAAGAAAAATGTAATCTGCTGTTGACGATATCCCAACGATGGGTTTATGGTATCCACATCGAAGGCAACGAAGCCTAAGAAAAACTAAAAAATACGATGAACGAAATTTGCGAACTAGAAGCCCTCCTAAACGCTAAGTCTAACCGCCGAGTTGCTGCCGAAGACCGCTACATGGACCGGATTGAGAAGAAGGAAGCAGCAGCGGAGAATCTGATCGGAGAGATCAACCGAGACGGCAAGACAGTCAGCTACATCAACCAGATTGACCGGAGCGGAGAGTTCACCGGAAAGGTAATCGAAGGGAGCCGAGCGAATCTGGTCTCCTACTGCATCAAAAACAAGTACGTCTAATTTCCCCAGAGGGGCGCGACTCTCCAACGCGCAAACCATAACTCATACCATCAAATACCATGACCATCGAAATCAAATACACCGCATCCGTTTTTACTCCTGCCGGTTGGCGTGGAGTCACCATCACCGCCAAAGCAACCAAGACTTCTGAGAAAATGGCTCTGGTTGTCGAGGTGCTGGAAATCAACGGAGAGTCTCCGAAGTCTGATATGAGCCGCACTGGAGCCAGTCGCCAGCGTTACAACGGCAACAGCATTTCCTGCCGCGAGGTGGGAGCCAAGAAGCGGCTCTCCGCTTGTGAGATCTTGAACTAAAACCATCAACACCATTAAATACCATGCGATACCATTGCAAAGACAAGAACAGCAAATCACTTAGCCAGCACTCCTCTATCCTTGAGGCTCTAAGAGCGCGGGAGGTCTGGCTCCATACTCGGGAGTTAATCGGGATCACCGACAACTCTGGCCGACTGCTCTCAGCAGACGAGTTGTACCAAGCAAAGGCAGCCGCTTTTATGAAAGGTCTCCGATGAACCTCGGACCTTTGATCGCAGCACTCATCACCGTGGAGACCGGCGGTTGCCGGAACCCTGATCTAGCAGTTGGAGACGCTGGACTGGCAATCGGTGCGCTCCAGATCCACAGAGCGGTTGTAGTGGACGCAAACCGGATTGCTGGCACCAGCTACACTCACGCACAAATGACAAACCGAGTTGCGGCTCGTCGAGTTTGCGAGATTTATCTCAGCCGGTACGCTGCCGGTAAGACCAACGAGGAAGCAGCGCGGATTTGGAATGGGGGCCCGACTGGAGACCGCAAGACGGCGACGGTGGCTTACTGGAACAAAGTAAAGAAGGAAATCAAGTGAGCACTCAAATTGAAAACTACATTATAAGAGCAGCAGAACGTGGCCAGAAAAGCAAACTTCCTCCCATTTGCATTGATATGCTAATAGATAAATCAGCGGTTGATTTTTACTATTTAGACGGAACATTTGACGCATTAACCAACAAACTGGACACCGCAATTGCTATAAATCAATTAAGTGATGATCGGAAGACCATTGTTGATAGTGGTATAACGTTTGTTCATGCAAAGAAAACAACTGCTGAAGCTTTAAGAGGAAAAAGATACTCTAGGTATTCATGCAAAATTAAAGTCGGAGTGCTTGGAACTGATACAGTTGGCGAACTGCTTGGAGTATCAAATGACGGAATTCATTGGAAGGTGTTAAACGAACATAATTCAGACCTATCAAATGAATCGTTTGATGGATTCGTTGAATCTGGCTTTAAGCTTTCATCGGTTGTTCCATCTCTAATTGGTGTTCAATGCTTCCTTGAATACTGCTGGACTGTTGAAATTGCATTTGAAACCGGAGCGCAACCAATCTTATGCTCAGTCACTGAAGATATGCTTGATTCACTGTTATCAGTTAGAACAAAGCCTCCGGGTCTAAATAAATTGCAATCTGTTATTTCTCAAGTGTCGCAACATACCAGAAAAGGGAAAAACGTAAGAAAGCATTTTAGAGGGTACACGGATCATCTGTATAAAGGTTGCTTGATGCGTGTTGTGCCACCAATCAATTCAATATCCTCTTTGCCAGACACTAAAAAAGGGGCTCAATTGAAGCGTATGTTTATCAATTCATAAGTTAATGACCAAACCAAAAACCATCAACGTGACAGCCACCACCCACATCACACTCAAGACGGCGGATGTAAAATGAAATCTAAAACCATTCTAATATCAGAAGACACTCACAAGAAACTCAAAGAGTATTGCAAGAAAGAAGGAATTAAGAGCCAGCATCTAACTGATAAGATCATTAGGGAGTGGCTAGATAAGGAGATGACAACATGAACAAGCAAACTATGCCGAGCTATCTTGTAGAGCTAGAACACGAACTGGTCGATGCCCACGACCGCATTCGATTGCTCATTGCAGAGCGCGACACTGCACGATTGCAAGCCGATCAAAGAGTCAGCCTCCGCGAAGAGTTCCGAGAATTGCTTGGAACAGACGAAATCGAGCAGGGAGTGGTTGTTGTGCGTGGGTTACAAGACCGCATCAAGCGGTTGGAGGAGGCGGGGGATGCGCTATGCGCTGCTGCCGCCTTTATGGGGTGGCACATGGAGATTGAGAAGTGGAACAAATCCAAGGAGGCCAAGCCGTGAGTGACAAATATTTCCCGTGGCCAATTCTGATCCTCCCTTTCGGTTTGGGGTTTGTTGTTGGTATGTTGCTCGGAACGATATCAACCAACAGCTCATGGAAAACATCA